ATCAGATGCCATAGGCATTTCAGCTCCAACCATACGTAAAAATCCAGAGATTGTTCTGTTTCCAAAACGCTCAACTTCTTTCTCATATACTTCTGGTAAGAATTGTTGTGTAAAATCCATGTCTGCTAGAGACAGGTAGTTGTCATTAAATAATGTTTGGGTAGGTCTAGGTGTTAAATGTGCTAAAGCACCTGCACTACCAGTAAAAGAACCGTTTGCGGCCATAATTTTTAAGTTTTAAGTTATTTTTTTCGTTTAATTCCAAACTTAGAAGTTTTAGAATCACCTATAGCCCGCACTTTAAATCCACTATTATCACTGACTTCTTCATGTGTCCCTCTAGGACTCATATCAATGTTTTTGGATTTCTTTATACTATCTTTTACGCCATCGGCTTTACCTTGTTCGTAAAAGTGCTGTGCGATCTTGTCAGGATTCATAGCTGTAAATAAAGACTTGTGATAACCTCTAGCATCTGACATTTCGTTTTTATCATTCAAGAACTTCTTGACGAAATTATTAATATCGCTTTGGTTAGTCTTCACCTCGTCTGCATTGTTTATTTTAAACCTAAACTTCTTATCCCCAACAGAGTATTCAAAACCTTTGAACTCTTTAGAAAATAAATTTTCGGTTTTTTTATTAAATGTAGACACGTTGTGTTCAGCTATTTTAGTAGCTTCTTCGTTTTCCTTTTTATAGCGATTGAAAAAGTCAACCGCTTCTTTCTGTTCCGGTAGTAATTTACTACCACCTTTTATTTCTTCGTAATAATTATTCTTTAAAGTATCTAAGTGATTTTTAGCTTTAGCTAATTCTTCTCTTCTAGCTAATTTCTTACGTCTTACATCTCTTTCATCATCTAAATCTTCATCATAAGAAAAATTGTCCTCCATTAAAAAATCTATATCATCTCTATCCAAGTGAGGTTTAGTGACGTTATAATATTCTGTTAATAGCTGGTTCTCATTTAAGTCATCATAGTTTTGATTTAACTTAACATAGTCTTCTAGTGTACCGTTAGTTTCTTTAATAAAATCAACAACCTTCTGTATATTGTCTGGTAAATCAGCGCCAGTAGTTTGTTCTATATTAACAGCCTCTTGAACCTCTTCAGCTAAATCTTGAACTTGCTCTACGACCTCTTCATCTGTTATTTCTTCTATTATTGAATCTACTGTATCTTCCAATAAGGTATCTTCAGCAGGGACATCAACGATTTCTTGAACCACTTGCTCAACAGCTTCTGGTTGAGGTTGCTCTATAGTTTCTTGTTTTACTTGCTCAGGTTCTTTTTGAACTTCTGGCTTGTTGAGTTCTGATAAATCAACTTTTATTACACCATCATCAAATGATATTGGCTTTGTTTCTACTTCTGTAGTGGCTTCTTTAGCCACCTCAGTTACTTCTTGTGTTTTTTCTGACATGATAAAATATTATATAAGTGTTATTACTATTATTACCTAGGATCTGTGGAATCTAAGTTAAACCCACCACCTAATACATCATTTCCTGATGATTCAAAGTTTTTTGGTACTTGATCGTTCTGGCTTCTGTATTTTATTTCTCCTTGTTGAGTTGCTTCCATTCTAGATCTATTATCTTTCCTGTCCTCTTTAATCAACTCTCTGTTTGTTTTTCCTGAAGATTCAGCTTGTTTAAGCTTTAAATTCATTTTAAATTCTAATTGCATTAGCTCTTTTTTAGCAGCAACTTCCTGCATCATTTTCTGCGAATCTATAGAAGCTTGCAATTGTAGTAGTTCTGCTTTTTGAGAAGTTATCGCTTGATTCTTCATAACCTCTGCTTGAGCAGCTGCTTGCTGAGCTTGAGCATTAGCCTGTGCTTGAGCCTGTATATTTTGCTGCTGCATCTGCATATCTCTATCTTGCTTGTCTTTTCTTCTTATCTTCAACAATTGATTAGCTAATCTCGTACTTCTTATTTCTCTAAGATCTATGGCATCATCAATATCTATTAAACCACCTGATATTGCTGCTTGTATATTATTCTCTAGCACAGCTTTCTCTTCGTCATCAGGTTGTAGTTCTATGAAAATAGCGAAGTCATGTAGGTATAAATCCTTCATTTCCTCCAAAACAGCTACATTTTGATTACCTATCTTATGAGCGAAAGCTTCTTTTGCTGGAGAATATTCTAATATATCAGATATTCTAAGAGATAAATTTTCAGCTAAGTCTGAAGTTAAGAATAAACTACCATCTAGTATATGCCTAGTGGCAGTGTTAGAGTTAGCGGCAGCTATTTTCTGAACACCAACAAGAGCTCTAGCATCAGGCGTACTTCCGTCTCTAGCTTCATTTAATCCAGTTACATCGCGTATCATCTGAAGATAGTAGTTGTATGTATTTATTAAAGCTGACAATTTATTACCGCCAGAACCACTAGTTATTTCCTGTATAGGAACTTTACCAGGATTCATATCACCCTCTTGCGTGAAAGATCTACCTATAACAGAACCAGTTTGGAAAAACATATTTAACGCCTCTTGCGGGTTATAATTCGTTCCATTACCTAAATCTATCTCTGCTAGACCATCAGCATCTAAGTAAACCCCATCAGGAACCATTCTAGATAACACCTGTTGCAGTTTTAGATGAGTTAGCTGTATCATATCAGCAAAACCAGTTATGCGGCTTACAATTGATTCTATGCGACCCTTATACATTCTAGGCGCAACTATACTGTAATTCATTTTTACTTTAGTAAAATCACTCTTAGGTCTTATCATATTAGAAGCTAACTTCCACTCTAAGGTCATTCCACCTAATACCTTTACACCTTCATACAAAACTTCTACTGATCTAGATAGTTTTTCTATACCATATTGCTCGTACATTTCTGGAGGTGGACTAAAAGTATCATCTTTTGGTATTAACTTAGAAGCTCCTGTAGACGTATCTTTTACTTTATAAACTTCATTAGTATAAGTTTTATAGTTGTAATACAGTACTTGAACAGTATTACCATCGTCTTCATTGTAGTTTTGTAGTTTTCTATCGTAAGAACTATTGTTACTGTATGACTGACTTGATATTTTCTTTAAGTCTTCATCTGTTAATCCAGGAAACTGTTTTTTTAATTCATTTATATGAACACTTTTTACCTCTCCAACGTAATACAAATCATCAAAATAAGGTGATTCAGTGTAAGAGTAAACTAGATCAACTGGGTCAACGTATTCTACTTTAACGCCTTCAGACTTTGAGAACCTATTTTTTATTGCTCCTAAACCTATGGTAGTAAGATCGTAATTACATCTTCTTTTTATTAAGTCATACTTATTACCTTCAAGCAGTACGTTTATAGCTTGCTCTTCAGCTAACTCAACACTTTGTTTGTAACTTAATTGCATATGAAGATCTAACTCTTCTTTATTTTTTGGTAAAGTTTCTGGGTTATTCTCAAACAAGTTGACACCAAAATCAGCTTGAACCATTTCAGTTAACTCTCTAGTCTGCATGTCACGTAAAATAGATTCCATATATCTAGTGCGTTTATCAACACCAAATGGATCCTGTGAATATGCCTTTACATCAAAAGCTCTATCTGATATACCATTAGTTACTATATCTACAAACTTAGGTATTACTGGTACTGGTTTCCAGTCTACGTTTAAATAAGATAAATCTCCATTTATCGACAATTCATCTTTATACTTCTGGACAGGTTGTTCTCCTCTAGCATATAACCTTAAGGCGTGAAACGTGTTTCTGTTGCTTTCGAACCTACTGTTTCTACCACCGCCACTTGATGCAAACCATTCACTCTCTATAGCCCTACCAATTAAGGTACCATATTTTAATGATGCTTTCTCCTGATCGCTGGCGATCTGACTTGGAAAATAACTTGTTATTGGTAATTGAGCCATATTTATTTTTATATTATTTTAGAAAATGTACCGTCATTGGTATATCTTGCTATTTTTAAATCTAATTTAGGTCTTTGTACATTTTGATTGGGTCTATACAGATTTCTATTGCAAGCCATTATAGCTAGACCAGAGCTAATAGCGGCATCAAACTTCGTTCTCTTGTTTATATCAAACCCAGCCCAATCGCTAAGTGTTTCCGTAAAATACATGTCCCCATATTGTCCATCAGACTTTACTCCTACGTATTTGTCTATATATGTTTCTATAGCGGCTGCATGAGCTTGTTTTACATCCTCACTTGAGTTAGGCATTCCACCTAGTTCTTTTTCCGTTATAGATAACTTGTTCCAAAGCTTATCTGGTCTATTCATTGAATAGCCTCTATATCCTCTTCTTTTGAAATGATACAACAACCTAGGTTTGTTATTCTCGCAAAGTATAGGCATACCATAAAATACACAAGCCATAAGTACATCTTCAAAAAACATCTCCGCTGTCTGCGGTCTAGCTATATATTGTAAGAAAAAAGTATTAGGAGGAGCGTCTTCCATACTGAACTTAGTCAAACCGTGTAAAGCTCCTTTAGAACCCTTACCATCAGTTGTACCTGAGATATCATAACTATCACAGCCAAAAGCACCTATGTGATCATTACCTGGAAACTTAACTCCATTTTTAAGTACTTGGCTATTTTGCATGCTAGAGTTTGGTACCCAAGAAACTTTAAACCTACCATTAGGATTAGGCGTGAAA